AGCCTCGGCCACAGGCGATCAGGGCGCGGCCTCCGCCACAGGCTATCAGGGCGCGGCCTCCGCCACGGGCAATCAGGGCGCGGCCTCCGCCACGGGCAAAGCCGGTGTTGCTCTTGCAGCTGGATATGAGTGTAAAGCAATGGGTGCTCTTGGCTGCGCGATCTGCTGTGTCGAGCGCGGCGAATGGGACGGGGAGGCACATCCGATTATTGCTGTCAAGGCGGCAATTGTCGACGGCGAGAAGACCAAGGCCGATACCTGGTATCGGCTGCAGAACGGCGAATTTGTGGAGGTGGAGTAAATGCTCGATACAATCTCCACGGCGAAGATGAGCCGCGAAGAATGGCAGGAGGAACGCAGAAAGTCCATCGGCGGGAGTGATGCGGCGGCTGTTATCGGAATGAGCCGCTTTGCAAGCCCGTACACGGTATGGATGGATAAGACTGGGCGTCTCCCGGAAAAGGAAGACACAGAGGCTATGCGGATTGGCAGAGATCTCGAGGAGTATGTTGCGAAGCGTTTTGAGGAAGCGTCCGGGAAAAAGGTGCGGCGCTGCAACTACATCATTCGGAACCCCGCGTATCCGTGGGCGCACGCAGACATTGACAGGCGAATTTCCAGCGAAAATGCAGGGCTGGAATGCAAGACAACCTCGACGCTTGACATTCGGCAGTTCAACGGCGTGGAGTTTCCTGAACGCTACTATGCACAGTGTGTGCATTATCTTGCCGTCACCGGCCTTGACCGTTGGTATTTGGCGGTTCTCGTATTCGGGCGCGGATTCTTTACATACACGCTCGAGCGCGATGAGGCGGAAATCTCCGCGCTGATGGAGGCGGAGAAGCTTTTCTGGCGGTGCGTCGAGGAAGACACCCCGCCTGCGCCGGACGGTTCGGAGGCGACGACGGACGCGATCAGCACGGTTTATGCCGACAGCAGCGGCGAACAGCTTGATTTGTTCGGACGCGAACAGCTGCTGGCTGAGTATATGCAGATCAAACGGCAGGCGGCGGCACTGGCGGAGCGCAGCCGCGAGATTGAAAACACGATCAAGCTTGATATGGGCACGGCAGAGCGGGCCGCCTGCAACGGCTACAACGTCTCCTGGAAGCAGCAAAATCGGCAGACGTTTCAGCCCAAAGCCTTTAAAGAGGCATACCCGGATATCGATTTGACGCCGTTCTATAAAACGGTGCAGGCCCGGCCATTCAAAATTACAGAAATGAAACAGGAGGAAGAATCATGAACAAAATCCAGCAGGCAACCGCGCAGACGGCTATGAAGGCACAGAGCGGCGGAAATCCGACAATGCAGCAGTATATCAAGCAGATGGAGGGGGAGATCAAGAAAGCGCTTCCCTCCGTCATGACGCCGGAGCGGTTCACGCGGATCACGCTTTCCGCGCTTTCCACGAATCCGAAGCTGGCGCAGTGTACACCGCAATCTTTCCTCGGCGCGATGATGACCGCCGCGCAGCTTGGCTTGGAGCCGAACACGCCGCTTGGGCAGGCATACTTGATCCCGTATTGGAACGGGAAACAGAACCGTCTGGAATGCCAGTTCCAACTTGGATACAAAGGCATGATCGACCTTGCATACCGCTCCGGCGAGATCCAGACGATCCAAGCACAAGTCGGACACGCGAACGATACGCTGATTGCCGAGTATGGCACAGAATGCAGCCTGAAATTTATCCCGAAGCTTAACGGAGATCGCGGCGACCCGGTGAACGTCTGGGCCATGTTCAAAACAAAGGACGGCGGCTACGGATTCGAGATCATGACGCTGGACGATGTTCGCGCCCATGCGCAGAAGTACAGCAAGGCATACGGTTCCGGCCCGTGGCAGACCAACTTTGAAGAGATGGCAAAGAAGACCGTTCTGAAAAAGGTTCTGAAATACGCGCCGATGAAGTCTGAATTTGTCCGGCAGATTGCGCAGGACAGCACGGTCAAGACGGAGATCAGCGACGATATGTTCAGCGTTCCTACTGTTGTCGCAGATGCGGAAATGGTAGACAATATGCCTGTTGACCAGACTACAGGTGAGGTCATGGAGGGCGCTACAAATGCTGAATAAAATCGTCCTGATGGGCCGCCTGACCCGTGACCCGGAGCTTCGGCAGACGCAAAGCGGAAATTCTGTTGCGTCCTTCACGCTTGCCTGCGACCGCGATTTCGCGGCGCAGGGCGCGGAGAAGGAAACGGACTTTATTGATGTTGTCGCATGGCGCGGCACGGCTGAGTTCGTCAGCAAGTATTTCTCCAAGGGCCGCATGGCCGTGGTGTCTGGCCGTTTGCAGATCCGCAACTGGGAAGATAAGGACGGAAACAAGCGCAAAACGGCAGAGATCGTCGCAGAAAGCGTTTATTTCGGCGACAGCAAGCGGGACGGGCAGAATGCTTCTGCCGCTGCACCGGCCTCTTCGGAGTTCAAGCCGCTGCCGAGCACAACGCCGGTTCCGTTCTCTGCGACGGATATGCCGCAGATGGAGATTGGCGACGACGACCTGCCGTTCTGAGGGCTGACGGATGGGAGATAAAAAGGAATACGTCAAGCTGTGGCTGAGTTACAGGAGCTATTTCGAGGCGTACAGTGCCGCTGAGGTGGGGCGCTTGGTGCTGGCCGCGATGGATTATCGCGAGTCGGGAGCAGAGCCAGAGTTCAGCGGGAGTGAGCGTTTCATTTGGCCTGCGATTCGACGGGACATTGACGAATCCGTAGCGGCGCAAAAAGCCGTCTCCGCGTCCAGAAGCGAGGCAGGAAAGCAGGGCGGTCGGCCTGAATCCGAAAAAGCAAATGCTTTTGACGAAAGCAACGAAAAGCAAAAAAAGCAAATGCTTTCCGATGAAAGCAAAAAAAGCTATGGACAAAGGAAAAGGACAAAGGAAAAGGACAAGGACATGGACAGTATTCTTTCCCCCCTACCCCCCACACTGCGCGAATCCGTTGAGAAATGGGTGGCATACAAGGGAGAACGACGGGAAGAGTATAAGCCTGTCGGCCTGCAAAGCCTTGTCACACAGATCACGAAAGCCGCAGAGGAATATGGCGAGGCTGCAATGATCGACGTGATAACCCGCTCTATGGCCGCAAATTACAAGGGGATCGTGTTTGACTGGCTGAAAGAGGCCAACACACGCCCTGCGGCGCTTGGCCGCGCTGCAAAGCCCGGCTACGGCGTGCAGGGGCATCATGACGAACTGAATCCACTGGAACGTGCAGCCGTGGACAGAGTGATGGGGCCGGTGTCAAAGGGCGCTGCCCGATTGCAGCAAGGCGTGCAGCGCCACGGGGACGAACTTGATGCGTTCCAGCTGGAGGCGGTCGAGCGAATGCTTGCGGAAAACAAGGAGGATAAGACATGAGATTTGTTTGCGATTGCTGCCACGATCTGACGAACATCGAGGCAGACCGGATGGAGATCCAGGGCGAGAAACTGATGGCGTACAGCCGCGGGCGGCTGGTATATGTGGCGGATCTGGGGCAGATCATGCTGGCCAAGCTGACGCCGACGGGGAAGGAAACAAAATGCTGACGCATCTGAGCCTGTTTTCCGGGATAGGCGGGCTTGATCTGGCTGCCGAGTGGGCCGGATTTACGACCGTCGGGCAGTGTGAATTTGCCGACTACCCGACGAAGGTGCTGGAAAAGCACTGGCCGGATGTGCCGCGCTGGCGTGATGTCCGGACGCTGACAAAGGAGAGTTTTTATGAGCGGACAGGCCTACGAACAGTTGACGTTCTCTCTGGGGGATTCCCCTGCCAGCCCTTCTCCGTGGCTGGAAAGCAGAAGGGCAAAGGGGATGATCGATACCTCTGGCCGGAGATGCTTCGAGTTATCACCGAGCTGCGCCCGCGTTGCGTTGTCGGTGAGAACGTACCTGGAATCATCAAGATTGCCGCCGGGCAGGTGGTCGAGGATCTGGAGCGTGCTGGATATCACGTCGTCGTGTTCAATTTTGAAGCTGCGGCTGTCGGAGCTTGGCACAGACGGTCCAGGGTATTCTTCGTCGGAATCGCAGATGTGGCCGACACCGACGACAGTAGGCTGCACGATAGCATCAGAAAAGAGAATCAATTTGATTGCGGACGGGAAAACGACATTTGCAAGCAATCAGGGGGAGCGTGGAGGCTTATCCAATCTGCGGGAGCACGTGCTTGCGCGGACGAAAGGCTTGTGGACAACGCCCTGCGCAGCGGATGCGCAGGGATCGCACGGCGGAAACAATCACAGGAGCTTGCGGACGGACGTTGCTGGACAGCTGAACCCGATGTGGGTCGAGTGGCTCATGGGGTTCCCGCAAGGGTGGACAGACTTAAATGCCTCGGAAACGCCGTAGTGCCGCAGCAGGCATACCCGATTTTTAAGGCATTGATGGAGGAAATTTTGAAAGGAGACAAGCATGAGTAAAGCTGTTTTGATCAGCATTCGCCCTGGGTGGTGCCAGAAGATCATGGAAGGGCAGAAAACGATCGAGGTGCGCAAGACGCGCCCGAAGATGGATACGCCGTTTAAGTGCTACATCTACTGCACGGCAGGCAGACCTGATCTGAACATCCCGATTTCTCAGGAGCGGCTTATGCGTGATTATCTGGAAACTGGTTCAATGAAATCGATGAACTGCCCACTTGGGAACGGGAAGGTTATCGGAGAGTTTACCTGCAACAGGGTAACGAACCTTTTTTCAAACAGCAGATTTTGGCTGGACGAGGATGATGTTTTACACACGTGTTTGTCTGCCGCGGAAATGCGAAAATACGCAAATGGCGCGCGTGGGTTATACGGCTGGCACATTTCCAACCTCAGGATTTACGATCACCCGCGCGATCTGTGGGAGTTTACCGGCCTGCGGCAGACAAAATACGGCCTTGCACCCGGGCCGATCACCCGCCCGCCGCAGAGCTGGCGGTATGTGGAGGAAGAGTTATGGAACGACTGACAATCCCTGATGTGCGGGTAGATGAGCACACGACGCGCAGAAGCGTGATTGACGTACTCGCGGTGCGAGAGCACGCGATGGAATTTTATTTTCGGCTGAAAGCCTACGAGGACATGGTTGATCTCGAAACGCTCAACAATACGCCAATCAGCAGGCTTGTAGAGCTTGCCGAGGCCGACAAGGACGGGCGCGTGGACGTGCTGCCGTGCAAGGTGGGCGACGGGCTTTGGACATTCTGTAGTCACCCGGTCGAGCAAGTTTACAGTTTTACTGTGACAGATATAAGCACGCTTAATGGGAGAACTCTGCTGAACACATCACGCTGCGGCGTTATGGATGCACGTGATGTCGGCAAGACGGTTTTCCTCACCCGCGAGGAGGCCAAAAAGGCGCTGCAGGAAATGGAGGGCAAGGCATGAGCGACCCGGGAGTAATCCGTGGGACGATTAACGGACAGGAAAAGTATTGCAGAATCCCAATCCGTAGCCGCCTGTATGAATCCGTGATGGAAGATAATACGACGGAGCTTTCCTCGGAGGCGATTCTCGCCATGCCACATGACAAGGCGGCTGCGGTGATTGATGCAATTATGGCGGACTGGCTCTACTGGCTCAAGAGAGCCGGGGAGTTGTGGGTACTGACGCGCAATTCCGCCGAGGAAACGGAGGGCAAGAAGGATGGCTGAACTGAAACCGTGCCCGTTCTGCGGCGGTGACGTAGAAGAAACAGGCGGTTCGTGTAATTTCGGGAAAAAGATTATGACGCTCAATGTAAAGTGCAGGAAATGCGGGACATCCGTTGCCCTGAAAACAGCATGGAACACGAACGCATACATTGAAGCGGTTGAGGCATGGAACAGGAGTGTAAACCATGCATGAGGAGGAAAGTTGATGCAGGATTGCTGTTTTACATGCAAAAATCTGGAATACAGAAAGAACTACGTTTATCCGTACCGGTGCTTGAAGCACAAAGCAGAACGGTTCTCGGAGAAGGAATTTGAACGGATGTACTTTTCCGGAGAGGAATGCAAAGACTTTGAACAAAGGAGGTGGCCTGATGGGAACGATTCTTGCGATTGACCCCGGCAATACCAAGTCTGGATATGTCATCGTTGAGCACGACGGCCAAGAAATTCGCCGCGTGCTGGAGGCTGGGAAGATCGAGAACCCGGCAGTGACTGATATGCTGGATCGGAAGCTTTATGCGAACTGCATAGACGTCGCGATTGAGATGGTGCAGGGGATGGGGCAGACCGTAGGGCAGGAAGTGTTCGACACCTGCGTATGGATTGGCCGGTTTTGGGAAATAGCGTTGAGGTCGGGAGGCTACGAGCCAATACGGATATACCGCCGCGAAGAAAAGCTTGATCTGTGCGGTTCACTATAGCACCGTGTTCCTGCTGTCTGACGATGAGATCAAACGCGGTCGTGTTATTGCGACTCCGGTCGAGAACATTGTCCTGTACTACATTGACCCAGCTGACAGCGATTTCGCCCGTGCCGGTCTCGACTACAGAACCGACGGAGAAACCAACCTTGTCGGTTTCCATGTGCAGGGCAACTACTCCACTGCGGTCTCCGAGTCCTTTGCGATCATGGGCATGACCCTGTTCGCGGAGTATCAGGACGGCATTGCCGTTGCTGACATTGACGAGACCCCGACGCTCGGCACGCTGACGGTTACCTCTGCGGCGGACACGGCGACAGGTGACACGAAGATCACGGTCAACCCAGCGAAGGAAGCGTCTGGGAATGTCTATAAGTACAAGGTAGGCGATTCGGCTCAGACTGTGGCCTATGGCCAGAATGTAAGGACATGGTCGACGTGGGACGGCAAGTCCGATGTCACGGCAGCGACGGGCAAGAAGATCACAGTCGTTGAGGCTGACGCGACTTACAAAGCGCAGAAGGCTGGCAATGCGACGGTAGCGGCGAAGTAATGGGGGTGGCGGTGTGATGCTGACTGAATTATGTGGCGTGCTTCGGAACTGGTTTGAAACTGACAGAATCAGTGGCACGTACACGGTCGAAAACGGCAGCATCACACTGCCGTGTTTGCAAAACGGGCAGTTTTTCCGCGTGGTGGGATCTGTTTTCAACGACGGAGTTCACCAATACCCGGATTACGCGATGGCAGACGAGACATTTGACGGCTCTATCTGGCCGATGGCCGTCCCCTCCGCTGTCCTTGCCCTCGAAGCTGAGATCAGAGCATGGCAGGAGAAAAACGGCGACGCAGCAGCAAGCCCGTTCACCTCGGAAAGCTTCGGCGGCTATAGCTACTCGAAGGGATCAAGCGGAAGCACGTCCGCGAGCGGGGCCGTGACATGGCAGATGACGTTCAAATCGCGCATGAACCAGTGGAGGAAGATCTGATATGAGCTTACTTGATGATTTTGCCCGCCCGTGCGTGCTGCTCGAAAAAAGCCGCACACCGGATGGAGCGGGCGGATATATCACAACATGGACGGATGGCGCGGAGTTTATGAACTATCAGGCGCTTGACACGTCCATGGAGGCGCGCAGAGCGGAGAAAGAGGGCGTGACAAGCGTTTACTCGGTGCTTGTGCAAAAGGCCGTACCAATCGATTATAACGACTTCTTCCGCGACAAGACGACCGGCGAGACGTACCGCGTCACGTCCGAGCCGAAGGACAAACAGACGCCGAAGTCCGCAAGCTTCGCCCTGAAATACTTCACTGCTGAAAAGAAAGCACTGCCGACATGACAAAAGACAAAGCATTGCACGCGTGGTTTTCACAGTTCCTGACGGCGTATCCGACTTCGAGCGTGCCGGACGACGCCGTTTTCCCGTGGCTGACCTATGAACTGATCACAGGCGCGTGGGACAGCGGAGAAATCGGCCTGACAGTAAATCTGTGGTACTACACCACGCAGGAAGCAGAACCGAACGCGAAAGCGCAGGAAATCTCGGACGCTATCGGCTTGGGCGGCGTGTTTGTGCCGTGTGACGACGGCGCAATCTGGATCAAGCGCGGATCTCCGTGGTGCCAGAACGTCCGGGACGATTCTGATGCAAATATCAAGCGGCGGTACTTGAACATTACAGTCGAGTACATCACCGCAAACTGAAAGGACTGATTTCATGGCAAAATTCACAAAAATACCTGCTGATACCTTCAAGCAGCTGCAAATCAACGCCGGTGTAATTCTGAGCGATTTCACACCGGCGACCGGTGCGTTTGAACCAGAAAATCAGCTGGGCGCAACGACCGGCGGCATTACGTTCGCGGCGACACCGACGTTCTCTGACTACGGCGAAGATGTAGATAATTGCCCCAAGAATACACTCGAACTGAAACGGCTGGATGACGTGGACGTAAAGTGTTCCGGAACGTTTGTCACGGTGACGACCACATCTGCCAAATCCCTTATGGCGGCGGCGGACATCGACGGCACGGACGCAACGAAAGTTGTTCCGCGCCGTGACCTGGACAGTTCCGACTTCAAGGACATCTGGCTTGTCGGCGACTACTCTGACAAGAACGGTGCAACCAATGGCGGCTTTATCGCAATCCGTTTGATGAATGCGCTTTCTACGGGCGGCTTCCAGCTGAAGACTGCCGACAAGAACAAAGGCCAAATGGCGTTTGAGTACACCGCGCATTACTCGATCTCAAAGCAGGATGTTGTGCCGTATGAGCTGTACATCAAGGCCGGTACGGCAGAAACCTGATAGGAGGCCGATATGAAACTTTCGGAATTCAGCACCGATAAGGCGGCAGATGTCCTCTGCGAAATCAGCGTATACGCGCTGAACATCGTGTCAGACGAAGAACTCAGGGGAAGCCTGAAAAAGCTGACAGACGACGAAAAGCCGCAGACAGTCGGCGAGAGGTACGCAATCGGCGTGCAGCGCATCGGCCAGTGGATCCCGCTGATCCTGAAAAAGCATAGAGAAGACGCGTTCAGCATTCTGGCTGTGGTAAACAGCGTGACAGTTGACGCGATCCTGGAGCAGAACGTTCTCGTTACAATGCGGCAGATCCGGGAACTGGCAGAGGACAAAGATCTCACTGATTTTTTCAAATCGTGCGCGTCGGAGGCGAAAGCGTAACGCTTGCGCTTCTGGCAGCTCCAAAAATAAGCGCCGGAGGGCTGATTCGCCTTTTGCCGATTTTAATAAAGCGGCAGAACGAGGAATCAGCCTTTCGCATTTATGCGGCGGAGTGTATGCGCACGATCACGGAAAACACAGCGAAATTCGCGGGCGGAAGCTTTGTGCAGGCAAAGTATACCGACATCATCAGCCCGAAGCCGCAGGACAACCGAACCTGCGAGGAGATCACCGCCGACGTTGTACGCCGGTGCGGATTGAAGGTGAAAAAATCCAAAGATGAATCTGTTTGAACTTTTTGTAAAAATCGGCGCCGATACGTCCGAGGCAGACAAGGGCATCGACGAAACCGGGAAGAAAACATTCGGCCTCGGCGAGAAGATTAAAAACGGCCTTGCTACTGTCGGCAAGGCTGCGGTAGTCGGCGTGACGGCAGCGGCGACGGCAATCGGCACAATCGGCACAAAGGCGGTCCAGGCATACGCAGACTATGAGCAGCTCGTCGGCGGCGTGGAGACGCTTTTTAAGGATAGCCAAGATAAAGTCATGGAGTACGCAAACAACGCGTATAAAACCGCTGGGTTGTCTGCGAATGAGTACATGGAGACGGTGACAAGCTTTTCTGCATCCCTGCTGCAGTCTCTCGATGGGGATACCAGTGCAGCGGCAGAAAAAGCAAATTTGGCGCTGACTGATATGTCCGATAATGCCAACAAAATGGGATCGGACATGACTTTAATCCAAAATGCATATCAGGGCTTCGCAAAAGCAAACTATACGATGCTTGATAACCTCAAGCTCGGCTACGGCGGCACGCAGGCCGAAATGCAGCGCCTCCTTGAAGATGCGGAGAAAATTTCCGGTATCAAATACGATATTTCCAGCTATGCGGATATCGTAGATGCAATCCATGTCGTGCAGACCGAAATGGGCATCACCGGCACGACCGCAAAAGAAGCCGCGTCCACAATTCAAGGCTCGTTCGGTATGGTAAAAGCCGCATGGAAGAACCTCGTGACCGGCCTCGCCGACCCGGATCAGAATCTCGGAACTCTCGTGGGCAACTTCACGGATTCCATTGTCGTTGCGGGCAATAACCTGATCCCGCGCATTCAGGAGCTTTTGCCGCGCATTGTGGAGGCGATTACTACGCTGATGGTAACCGTAAGCACGCAGCTTCCGGGCATACTCGGATCCACCCTTCCCTCGCTTATTGAGGGCGCATCAAATCTGGTTACTGGGCTTATGTCCGCGCTCCCGGAGATCCTTACCGTTCTGGGCGATATCGCGCCGACGGCAATTGGGATTCTCGTTCCGGCCATAGTCGAGCTTCTGCCGGAAATCATTCAAACCGGTATAGATGTTATTATCTCTCTGGTACAAGGCATTACGGAGACGCTTCCGGAATTGATCCCGGCGGCAACAGAAGCAATCATCAAAATTGCTGAGACGCTGACCGACCCTGGAAATCTCGGGAATTTGGTAGATGCGGCGCTTGAGATCATCCTCGCTCTGGCGGACGGGATCATTGATGCCGTCCCGAGGCTGCTTGAGGTGGCTCCCAAGATTATCACAAATCTCATCACCGCGCTTACTGAAAACTTCCCCAAAATCATCGAATCCGGCGCAAAACTTGTTAAATCGCTGATTGATGGCCTGATTAAATCCATTCCGCAGCTTACTGCGGCTGCGCCAAAGCTTATTATCGGGATTGTACAGGGGATTCTTAACAATCTTCCGCAAATCATCATGTCCGGCCCGCAAATCATTATGGCGCTTATTGAGGGCCTTATTAGCGCAATCCCGGATCTTGTCATGTCGATCCCAACGATAATCAAATCGATTGTAGATACGTTCCTCGGATACGATTGGGGCAGCATCGGAACAAATATCGTTGACGGTATCAAAAACGGATTTCTGCATATGTGGGAGAGCCTAAAGCGGACGGTAAGCGATATGGTCGATGGCCTTGTAAGCGGTGTCAAGAGCATCCTCGGTATTGCGTCCCCGTCTAAAGTCTTCGCCGGAATCGGCGGCTACATGGCAGAAGGACTTGGGCAGGGCTTTGACCGCGAAATGACTGACGTTCGGAAGAATATCGAGGATCAAATGACTTTCGGCACAACGTCCTTCTCCGTGTCCGGTGCGGCAAAGTCCTCTGTCGGCGTCGTGAACGGCCTGCTGGCCAACAACCAGCCGAGCGGGCTGACACAGGTGAATCTTGTCGTTGACGGCCAAACGCTGGCGCGGGTGCTGTTTGACCCGCTGCGAGGCGAAATTCTGCAAAGGGGTGTGTCACTTGCGTAGAATTAAAATCACGGACGGCACAAACACAGTCACCCTTCTGCGTGATCTCGTATTCACGATTCAGCCAAAGGATATTGGCGCAACCGCGACAATGGCATCCGGAAAGACCGTCATGGACATTATCGGCGTAAAAAATGAGCTGAAAATCCCGACCGGGTGGCTATCCGTTTCCGATTTGCGGAAGCTCCGCAGCATGATCAACACGAAACACGTGTTGAGCGTGACATACCCGGATGTAGACGGCGACAAAACACGGGATTTTCTGTTCAGTCAGCCGGAATACAAGGCCATTATTTACGATGAGTACGGGGTTTCCCAATGGTGCGGCGTGACCATCACCGCAACGCAGCAAGGGGTGGACTGATGCAAAAGGTATCAAGTGGATTTACACCGTTTTCCACCGTCCGGGATATCGGAATGCTCGTCCGGTTTTACCTCGTCGATCCGTCCGCAAAAAAGAACGGAACGGTTTCAGCATCGGATTCCGCGCCAGGAACCAGAGCAAGCGAGACAATCAGCGAAAACGAAACCATATCCGGGAAGTTTGCCGGGCTGGAGCTGAATCGATGGATGCTGGATGGCACAATTGATATCCCAAATGGCGGATTTGAAGGGCAGCAAACAGGCTGGTGGAGCGGGGAAGTTTCGGACGAAAATGCGGAGCTGGACAGTACCATCACCTTCGAGTTCTCCGCGCCGGTGTCGACCGTTGGATGGGCGCTGCTGTTCGACGATAAAATACAGCAGTATCCGGCCCAGATCACACTAACCGCATACGGGAGCGATAACGCCGTGATTGCAGCCGCAACAAAAGCGATCACACAGGTTCGGCAGAACATCAGCCTGCCAGCGGCAAATTACACAAGGCTGACGCTTCAGTTCGATAAGACGTACTTGCCGAAAACACGGGCAAGGCTGCGGCAGATCGATTTCGGACTGACGGAAACATATGAAAACGATAGCCTGGCAAATGTACAGATCGTGGAGGAAGCGTCCGTTTCCTGCGATGCTTTCCCGTCGAGGCAGATATCCTTTACGTTCGATAACGCTGATCACAGATACAACATCCTCAATCCAGATGGAATTTTTGCGGTGATTCAGGAGGGGCAAAAGCTTCTGGCAAAGTGCATCGTAAACGGAGAAAACGTCGATGTCGGCGAATTTTTCTTCACGTCGGTAACGGCAACAAATTCCGGCGTAACGGCGCAGCTGGTAGGCAACGATATGGCTGCGGCGCTCGAACGGGCGACATATGAATCAGGGAGCGCTACCGCGTGCGAACTGCAAGCGGCGGTCGCCGCCGTCCTGACCGGCTATGATATCACGGTAATCTATGGCGGCAATGCGGCAGAAAGAACAGTTGTTCCCGCAATTCCAAGAAAAACAACGCGCCGGGAAGCAATCCGGCTGCTGGCGCAGGCGGCCATGTGTTCCGTGTGGTTTGATCGAGCCGGGGATCTGCATATTGCGGAGCTGTCTTCTGGCACTGTGCGCGGGGCCATAACACCGGACGAACTGTATGATTACGACGGCGTGAGCATCGCGGAAGCAGTTGACTGCGTAGAACTGCACATCAAGAGCGATTATTCAGATAGCGTCGACGAAACGATAACAGCCGGGAGCGGAAAAAACATCAAGAGCATCAGCAATCCGTGCGTGGCCCCAGAAAACTATCAACGCGTCGCTGCGTGGCTGCTGGCACAGTACAACCGCCGCAAAATCTATAGCGTAAAAAACCGGTGCAACCCGGCGCTCGAAACCGGGGACACGATCAAAATTTCGGACGCATTCGGACAGAATGAGAGCGCGGTGCAAACGGGCCTCGCGCTAACATTTGATGGGGGCCTTTACGCAATCACAAAAGGAGTGGGTGTATGAGCACGATTATCGATACCCTCATCAGCAATCGGACGCAGGCGGACGTGGAGCGGGTGCGGGAGCTGGCGGCGAAGGGCTTTTCCGCCATGACGGCAGCCGAGCAGGCGGAATGGCTTGCGGGGATGAAGGGCGCGTACAACGCTTCCGATCTGAACCGCGTAGGAACGGCCCTGAACTATCTGGCGGCGCGCCTCAGCTCGATTTGCGGCAGGAGCATTACGTGGACGGCAAAAACCGATTGGGCCGTAACGGACATTATAACGGTATCACAGGCCGAGGCATACCGCAAGCAGGTGCAATCCATCCGCGACGCGCTTGCGTATCCTGCCGGGACGCCGGACGCGCCGCAGCTGGCGCGCCTGACCTACACCGGCGCAAATGATATCGAGCGCATTCTGGTGCTCTGCGAGGACTTAATCGTCAACGTTGCAAAATCTTTTCGCCACACCGGCGCGGCGGAGTGCGCCGCAGGAGGATTACTCACATGAAAGATAGGCAGCCAACACAGGTTTTAGCCAACGGCGCGATCCGCTACGGCGTCTATAACGCCGACGGCACGCTCAACCACTACGAATACCTCAAGCGCGAGGACGCGCCCACCGTCGAGGGAACGCCACTCAACAAGGCAAATCTGCTATCCGATGCAACCGCCGCGAAGATCTGGCCCGGCTCGAAGAAGCCGGACGACCCGACCGTGAATGACGCGCTCGGCAAGCTTTCGGAGGGTACGGCCAAGGTCGGCGACATCGCTATCACCGCCCGCACAGACCTCTCCGACGCATGGCTCCCGTGCGACGGGCGCACTGTATCGCAGGAACAGTATCCAAGCCTTTGCGCCGTCCTGCGGACGCCGGACAGCCCGGCGATTTGGACGGAAAAGACCGTATCAACAAACGTCGGAGCGGGCGGCGACGCGATCTCCTACGAAAACGGACATTGGTTCCGCACGTACCGGGACGCGACATCCGCGCACATTCTGGTGTCGGACGACGGCGAGACGTGGGTAGAATGGCCGATTCCGCAGAACTTCTGGACCGACTCGACCACACTTACTTCTCGAATTGTAGCAGCAAATGCTGTAAAGTACTACAATAATCAATATGTATGTAGCGTGTTAGTACTGTGCGCTACAACATCAGGCACAAAATACAGTTGGGGTGTTCTATTTGCAAGAGAGGTATTTAACGCATTTCAAATCGATTCCCCAGGGGTCTTCACCTGGTATGGTTCAGATCAGGTAGAAGACTTTACAGGTACGCGTGCAGACATATATTGGGATGGCCGCTACTTCTTTATAGTAGGTATAGAGGACGTTCCCTACGCCTCCATCGCCTTATTTCGATATACAGATCAGCTTACAGCTAAAACCAGACCAGCAACTAGCTCGGAAACATCGTGGACTGCTGGATCGCAACTCCCTGGGCGTGCTCTGCAGAAGATTCTCGTTCTGGCAGCAGGCGATGGCATTTTTGTCGTAACTATACGTCCTTCCGACTCTAATGTCGACAACTCATACGGGTGGCTTTCATACTTCCAAGGTGTTACAGCATCACGACTTGACAAAGACCTGAACACACTTAAACCATCAGATTCTATTGAGTATGAAGCCTTTTTTGAGGTGAATAACGATGTATACCTATACTACACATTAGACAGGTCTGAATATTATCGCCGCAAAATAACGGTTGGAAGCACACTGGACGTATCGACGTCTAGGATAACTGAAGGCGATAGAATACAGTATGCGATAAGCTGCAGCGATCAGGTTGTAGGGGTGTACGATTCGACGGTTAAAGTAGCAGAAAATATAGAGCAAGGATGGGATTTTTCGGTTTCACTTCCTAAAGCCATTGGTAACTATCCTGTTGCAGTAGGTACCATCGTAAGACTGCCATACAAGTCTCAGGGCACGATTGTACAGGATGGTGTCCACGATTTTGCGTACGACAACAAGAAAATCCCTGCCATTACACCCGATAGTCGCAGCAAAGCCTACATCAAGGCGCTGGAGGAATAGCCATGCGGGATAGAATCGGCACAAACGATCTCGCAAACGGGGCCGTCCGGTACGGAGCGTATGACGCGGACGGAAGCCTCCTGCGGTACGTATGGCTTCGCCCGGAGGACGAGCCGCTAGAAGCTGGAACGCCGCTCACGGCCGGGAACCTGCTGACGGAACAGAGCGCCGCAAAGATCTGGAGAGCGGGCGACGCACCGGCGAACCCGATGGTAAATGAGGCATTCGAGAAGCTGTCGGAACCGAACTACCGCGTCGGCGATACCATCACAACCATCCGCGTCCTATCCGCCCCGTGGCACGCCTGCGACGGATCGACGTTCTCGCAGACGGCCTACCCGGCTCTCTACGCCGTCCTCGGCGGCACGACGCTGCCGACGATCAGCTATTCCAGCGATACCACCACCTACATCAAAATGGCGGACGATTAGCCCGGCAAATAAAAGAGAAAGGTACAGAAAAATGGACACCAAAACCATCATCGTCACCCTCGCCTGCGCCGCGCTTGGCTCATCCGCGCTGACGGCGGTAGTAAACGCCGTCGTCGGCGCGATACAGAAAAAGCGCGGCAAGGCCACGACGCAGGAAACGCATCTTGCAGAGATCGACAAAAAGCTCGGGAAAATGCAGGAGCATCAGGACGAACAGTATCTGGCAATCCTCCGCCTCACGATCATGAGCGAGGAAATGCCAATGGCTGAACGCCTGATCGCCGGAGAAAAGTATAAAAAAATGGGCGGGAACGGCGACGTGAAAAAATTCCTGCACCAGCTGGAGGCGCAGTGCGGACATAGCAGTGCGCAATAAATTGGGAGGCAGATATGCGGGTAAAAGGCAAGTGGAGCAAGGGCGAAATGGCGCGAACCATTGTTTTGTATCTGCTCCAGCTCATCACGACGGTAATTGTCTGGGCCTGCGCTCTGAAAACCGTCGCCGTCCTAATTGCAGTCATCCGCAACCCGGAGCTCGGCGCGTCGGTCGACCTGTCCGATGTACTCGGCTTTACCGGCTGGGCAACCATCACAGAGCTTGGCCTGCTTGCATTCAAGCGGGTTTTTGCAAAAAAAAATGATCCGGTAGAATAACGAAAGGGGTACACAATATGTATAAGCGAGTGAATTTTGAACCGATGGATAAACACCTGTCGGAAAGCATTCGGGGGAAGCTTGAAGAAGCGGAGGCGCTCATCATGCAGCTCCCGGCGGGAAGGAATAGAAGTATCGCCCTGACAAAGTTGGAGGATACAATGCTTCGTGCGAACCTCGCAATCTCTGACGCGGTTGCGACGAGAAGCGAAAGCGAAACAGAGGACTGAAAGGAGCATACATATGGAAAACATCAAGAAGCGGCTCGGAAATCTGCTGAGCGTCAAATCCATCGTCACGCTGGTGCTGACGGCGGTATTTGCGTACATGGCAGTCGCCGGGAAGATCTCGCAGGACTTTATGATGGTGTATACCGTCGTGATCGCGTTTTACTTTGGCACACAGAGCCAGAAAGCGCAGGACGCGATTGACAACGCCACGAAGGAGGATGCGCAGAAATGAGCATCAAGATCGGGCAGGCCAGTCTCGGCGAGACGGGCGGCCGCAACCAGCAGCCCGGCAATCAGACCGGGCGGGAGCTGAATATCTCCAACTGGTACAATGGCCGCTGGCTCGGCGTACTGCGCTACAAGAGCCGCAAAAAGGCCGAGCGGGCCGCGCAGACGTGCGAGGCGGCCATTAAGAACCGGAACATCGGCTACGACATGGACAACAGGAACACGGCGTATGAGGCCGCCAGAGCCGTCGGATGGGACGTGAGCAGGATCGCAAAGCCTGTGGAGACGGACTGCTCCGCGCTCATGATGCTCTGCGCCGTGGCCGCAGGCTGCGCGTCGGTCGAAGCGCTCTACCGTCGGCAGGGCAACAGCTGCACCACCTACTGTATGCTGCACGATTGGCCTGCGACGGGAGACTTCGAGCTGCTGACCGGCAGCAAGTATCTGACGACGGACGCCAATCTGCTGCGCGGCGACGTGCTGGTAAGCTCGGGCCATACCGTGATGGCCCTCGAAGATGGAAAAAATGCAGAGGAGGAGACCGAAATGGTAGAAAAGAGCAAGATCATCGTGGACGGCAAGGAAATCACCGTCGAACGCATCCTGAAAAACGGCACGAACTACGTCAAGGTGCGCGATATCGCCGCTGCGCTGGATCTCGAAGTGAGCAACAAGGGCAATATCGCCGTGCTGAATCACAAGGAAAAGTAAGGAGGCGGGGCGTATGTCGCCGCAGGCGCGGGCCAAGCTGCCGCCAGAGCTGGGACACCTGACCCGCAAGGATATGGAGGCCGTAATCTATCAGGCCAATCTTGGCCGGGAAAATGAGAAGATCGCGCAGCTCTATTTTGTCGACAAGCTCCCGCAGGTCGACGTTGCGACAGAGATGTTCCTGGGCCGCGCCACGGTCCAGCGCCGCCTGCCGGAGATCATGCGGGAGATGCAGCGGACATCCAGCAAACTGTATAACTGAGATAAGCGCCGAGAAATCGGCGCTTATTTTTAAGAAAATTTTCATTTTCCTCTTGACATTTACACGCATTGCGTGTATAATAAGGCCATAAGATAAAACAAGGCGAAAGCCGGAAAGAGGTACATCATGGAAACCAAGATCATCAACAACCGTTACGAACTCATTGCTTGCACTGCCATTGCCACCGAGGCTGGTGACACGGAAGAACAGTCCGCGATCCTCTGCCGCGATATGGATGCCTGCCTGGGCGATGCATTCTGCGTGTACTTTGGCTACACACTGGACGAACTTGCAGACAGCATTGAAGACGCTGACTATCCCGATTTCAGCGACGATACACTCGCCACCGTCCGCATCGACGGTCAGCCCATCAGCGCGTACTGCTTCTGATCGATGGATCGCATCTGTTCTCAGTGCGGTGCGCACTTCGAAGGATTCTCGCGCGATACAAGATGCCAAAAGTGCCGAAGGACTCCAGTGAGAGCCCTTCGCACAAAGGTTTGCGCGGATTGCGGGAAGAGCTATGAAACATATGGTACGCGCTCATTTTACTGCCCGGATTGCAGCGAAGCGCGAAAACGGATTGCCCGCGCAGAATGCAGGAAGCGAAAGGCGGCGGGCAAAACCCGCCCCATCGGCTCAAAGGATATCTGCGAGCGCTGCGGAGCCGAATACACTGTAGAGGGCGGTTTGCAGCGTTACTGCCCGGACTGCGCCAAAAAGCGCACGAACGAATACTGCCTCGAACGCTTTTACAACGGCGGTGCGGAGCAGAGAAGGGCCCGTACTGATTCCAGAGCCATCGCAACAGCGAACTGCATTGTGTGCGGCAAGCCGTTCCCGCTGGATGGGGCGCGTGACAAATGCTGCTCGGAGGAATGCCTGCGTATCCGAGCCCGGCAGCTTACTGCGCTGCATTATCAGGAGCATACCGAGCAATACAAAGAGCGGTGGCAGCAGTGGTATGCAGAAAACAAAGAAGAGTACCTGGAAAAGAAGAAGTCCGCAAAGAAAAGCAAGGAGGAATCCCGATGAAACTCACACCCTTTATTCGTTTCGCCCTCTACACCGAAACCGACGCATACGCCGACCGCGAAGCATACATTTCCGATATGGCGCTATCGAGCGTCTGGGGCGACGCCGAAGACGAAGAGATTCCGGCGGAGCGGCTGGCGCTGCTCGGCGGGATCTGGGACGGCACGCACTGCACGATCCCGGAGCTGATTAAGCAGCACGGCCTGACGCAGACGGGCTTCGCGCAGTATTTTGGAATCCCGCTGCGCACCGTGCAGGACTGGTGCGCTGGGCGGCGGGGATGCCCGCCGTATGTGGCCGCGATGGCGGCAGAGATTCTGGCTGTGAACGAACGATAACAAAAACTAAGCCCGTGGAATAACCACGGGCTTAAATTTTGAACCAAATTGATACACAACTGAGGCACAAGAAGCCGTAAAAAAGCCCATACTGGACACACAAAGGAGTGTTCGGTATGGGCTTTTCTTATTTTAATCCAAATCCCGCCGGGCAGAAGGTCGGGGACTGCACCGTCCGGGCTATCGCAAAGGCGACCGGGAAGAGCTGGGACGAGGTGTATATCGGATTGTGCCTGCAAGGACTCATCATGGGAGATCTGCCGAGCGCAAACAGCGTATGGAGCGCTTACCTCCGGCAGCAGGGCTTTACCCGGAACGTAATCCCGAACACGTGCCCGGACTGCTATACCGTCGCGGATTTCTGCGCAGATCATCCGCGCGGCGTGTACGTGCTGGCTCTATCAAGCCATGTGGTCTGCGCGGAGAACGGAAGCTATTTCGATACATGGGACAGCGGCAATGAGATCCCGCTGTTCTACTGGGCAAAGGAGGAAGCTTAATGTTTGGACAGCAGCCGTATGTGTATCAGCAGCCGATTTACAATCAGCCGCCCATGCCGCCGATGCAGGAGCCGCAAATGCAGATGCGTCCGCAGTATCAGCCTGCGCCGCAGATGCCAGCTTATCAGCCGCAGCCCCAGCAGCCGCAGAATCAGTCGATCATCTGGGTTCCGAACGAGCAGGCGGCGAACGACTTTATTGTCGCGCCCAACAACGCAGTAACGCTTTGGGATATGAACGCGCCGGTCGTGTACGTCAAAAAGGCCGACGCAAGCGGAAAGCCGACCATGACAACGTATGATCTTGTGGAGCGCGCACAGGCCACGCCAGCGCCCGCAGCGCCGCGAAAAGACATGAGCGAAGAATATGTGACCCGCAGGGAGTTTGAGGAGCTTGTGGCGAAGCTGTCCGCCCCAAGCGTCAGGCCGCGAAAGATGAAGGAGGCGGACAATGAACCCACTGTTTAACGCCCTCGGCGGCGGACAGCTGCCCGGCCCGATGGGGCAGTTCCAGAACATGATACAGCAGTTCCGGCAATTCCAGAACAGCTTTCAGGGTGATCCAAAAGCAGAGGTTGAGAAGCTGGTACAAAGCGGGAAAATCACGCAGCAGCAGTTGAACCAGCTGCAGCAGGTGGCGGGGCAATTCCGGCAACTGCTGCAATAGTTCGGGAATTCCGAACAGTTGAACGATCAAAATCGTGGCCACGATTGAGATAAATCTTTTGAATCTACGAAAGGAATGAAAAATATGAGTTTGAATGACGGCTCCCCGACCATGACAATGCCCGTCGCGCCTACCGGCATGACAGGTGGCGGCTGGGGCGGCTTCGGCGGTGATAATGGCTGGTGGATCATCATCCTGTTCCTTGCCATTTTCTGCGGCTGGGGCGGCAATGGAAACGGATTCGGCAACAACGGCAGAAATTCCGGCGGCGTTGTAGACGGCTATGTGCTGGCCTCTGACTTCTCCAACATCGAGCGCAAGCTTGACAGCGTAAACAACGGTGTCTGTGATGGCTTCTACGCCATGAACACTGGCATGCTCAACGGCTTCGCGAATGTAACGCAGGCCGTGACCAGCGGCTTCTCGCAGGCTGAGCTTTCCCGCTGCAACCAGCAGGCCGCGCTTATGCAGCAGTTGTTCCAGATGCAGATGCAGTCGCAGAATTGCTGCTGCGAAAACCGTGCGGCAATTGCTCAGGTTCGCTACGACATGGCGACGCAGGCGTGCGACACCCGCAACACCGTGCAGAACACCACGCGCGACATCATCGACGCGATGAACTGCGGCTTCCGCAGCATCGACCAGCGTCTGACGGCGCAGGAGCTGGCTGCAAAGGATGCCAAGATCGCCGAGCAGGCGCAGCAGCTCTTCGTTTCGAACCTCGCGGCAAGCCAGAACGCACAGACGCTCGATCTGCGTAACTACGTGAGCGGGCAGCTTGCATATTATAACCCGCGTCCGGTTCCGTCCTTCGCGGTCCCGGCCCCGTACCAGTACGCAGGATGCAACGGCTATAACGGCGGATACAACTACGGCTGCGGCAACTGCGCGTAACAACTCTACATCGTAGAGCTTTTTCGTGGACTCACGAAAATGGTCGGCCCCATTGCCGATACTCGACAGCAACGCGGCGGGGCAATCGTCCCGCCGCTGTATTTTTATGAAAGGAATGATTTTATGGCTGAATTTACATCATCCGGGATTCAAACTGTCGCCGCTGGGCAGAACGTCCCTCTGATCTCCACGGCAGCTTGCGGAAAGCCGTGCATCGTACATCGAGAAGGAAGCGGGCTCGTTACGCTGCGCGGGCTTACGCAGCAATGCAAGGCGAAGTTCCGCGTATCCTTTGGCGCGAATATCGCTATCCCTACAGGCGGAACAGTAGGTGCCATTACCGCTGCGCTCGCAATCAACGGCGAACCTCTGAGCAGCGCCACAGCGACCGTAACCCCTGCGGCTGTTGAGAACTATTTCAACATCTTCGTTTCCACATTCGTGGAAGTCCCGCGCGGCTGCTGCCTGACTGTAGCGGCGAAGAACACCAGCGCGCAGGCGATCAGTTTCGCAAATAGCAATATGATCGTCGAGCGCGTATCGTGAAAGGAGGATGCAATATGTACGATCTGAGAAATCTCCGCGAAATGCTCTGCAAAGAGCTGGACGAAATCGCCGAGAAGCGCGAAATGTCTGCGGGCGACCTCGACGCGATCCAGAAACTTACCAGCTCCATCAAGAATACCTACAAGATCGAGATGGCTGAAGACAGCGGCTATTCCCGCGATGGCGAGTGGGAGGCGGATATGCGCGGTACTTACGGCCGGGGCAGCTCTTACCGTGGCCGCCGCCGTGACGCAATGGGACGCTATACCCGCGCCGATGCCCGCGAGCATATGCGCGCGCAGCTGGACGATATGATGCGCGACGCGGACGACGATAAAACCCGTGACGCGATCCGCCGCTGCATGGAGCAGATCGAGCGGGCATAAGGAGAGCGCAATATGTTGGATGCAGCCGAAATCCGGAAAGAGATTGCTCGCCTGGAATATGAGGAATCCGACTATAAGAATTACGCTAAGCTTGCGGATCTGTACGTGATCCGCAAGCAGATGCAGGAAGAGGAACGGGGCGACGGCGGCAAGTATGTGGGTTACTACTCCGGCGCTTCCGCCCCTGTGACCGCAGAACCGGCTACCGTGGGCGAGTACGGGGACAGTGAGTTTTTACTTGCGGTAGCCGGGAAAGACCCGGCAAGGGCTTGGGCGGTTGTTGATGAACTTATGGACACACTATCGCTTGTGAACCGAAAAGTCTATGATTCTATGCTTCGGAAAATAAAGTCCATGTAGCAAAAATAGGGGAGTCCCCTCGCATTGCGCTGAATTTGTAGCATACAATGTAGCATACGGGAAATAATTTTATGTTACAGAGCGTGCCATAACGTTATTTTTTGCTTTTTGAAAATACGCAGAAAATAGGGTGAAAATCATAAAAAAGTACCGATTTTAGCTTTAAAACAGCTAAAATCGGTACTTTGGCGCGGAAGGAGAGATTTGAACTCTCGCGCGCTTTTTAGACGCCTACTCCCTTAGCAGGGGAGCCCCTTCGGCCACTTGGGTACTTCCGCAGGTCGGTTGAGCCGATATGAAGGAAAGAAAATGGCGGAGAGAGTGGGATTCGAACCCACGGCACATTGCTGTGTCACTGGTTTTCAAGACCAGCTCCTTAAACCGCTCGGACATCTCTCCGAATGCCGGCCTCCAAAGCCGTGAATCATCTTATCATATCCAGGCAGGTTTGTCAATTCCTTTTGCAGAAACCGATGAATATTTTAGGAAGAAACCTTGATGTTCCCATGGGAAAGTGCTATACTAATTCAATAAAATAATGCAACTGGAAGGTGTTCCTGT